GGGTGGGCCGTATGTCTCTTGATAAATACAGGCCCACTGACAGGTATCCGGCCAGGACGGTCGGATACCTGTCTAGAAGAGCCTATGCCCCCAGCAAAGCTTGCAGAAGCTTGGCAAGGAATTCGCTCGGTTTTCCGTTTCGTTTCGCCCAGTTCATTTGGCGAAGCACCATGCCGATGAGCTCTTTCTGTTGGGCATCGGTCAATTCGATCGTGATTTTGCTGTCCATGTTGGTTCCTTCCTTTGTGGTGGCGCGGAATTGCGCCCCCTCACAAGGAAGGGGGCCTGTTCCGAGAACCCAAAGAGAGAGGGGAACCAATGAAAAGACGAATGAAGATGTCCAAGAGGGGCTCCAAGAAGCTGTTTAGCCGAACTGCGAAGGGGACGCATAAGAAGAACGTCCAGAGTCGGCCCATGCGCGGCGGCATTAGGCTCTAAGACGGGTAGAAGCAATGGCCTGCTTCCACCCGTTAGAAGGTTATCGAAGCCTAGAGGCTTCGGCAACCGGCAAGTACCCGTTGATCTTCACGGCAACGGGGACGCCCCCAAATCGACCCTGGGCTTACGCTCAGAAGGTTCCCTGTGGCCGTTGTGTCGGGTGTAAGCTCGATCGCGCTAGGCATTGGGCAATCAGGTGCATGCATGAAGCCCAAATGCACGAAGACAACTGTTTTGTCACTTTAACGTACCGTGACGAGCATCTCCCGCCAGGACGCACCCTTGTAAAAAAGGATGTGCAAGATTTCATGAAGCGGCTGCGGGAGAGGGTAGGCGCGGTACGTTACTTGTATTGCGGAGAGTATGGAACGAAGCTAGGTCGTCCTCACTACCATCTGTTGTTGTTTGGTTTTCGTCCTACGGACCTTAAGACCTGGAAGGTTTCAGGATCAGGCCACCGCCTGTGTAATTCAGAATTGTTGGATGATACCTGGGGTAAAGGTTTTGTTGTGATTGGTGATGTGTCGTTTGAGAGCAGCGCATATGTTGCCCGGTACATAACTAAAAAGGTCAACGGCAAAGGCGCTGCTGAGCATTATGGAAACAAGTTACCCGAGTATTCGGATCCCTCACGTCGCCCAGGTATTGGAAAGCCTTGGTTCGATCGGTACTGGACGGATGTGTATAACGAGGATCATCTAGTTGTAATGCGCGACGGCAAGGCCCTTAAATTCAGGCCGCCGCGCTTTTACGATAAACTGCTTGAAAAGTTCCATCCGGACGTGCACGCTCGGATCAAGGCAAAAAGAGAGGCCAGAATGGCCGCGGTGGTCCCGGATGACTTCGAGAGATTGCTGATTCGAGAGCAGGTAGCTCTATTGAAGTTGAAGGAACTGAAGCGCGAATATGAAGAAACTGTTCACGGTGTATGATGAAAAAGCTGAAGCTTATCTGTCGATTTTTGAGGCGCGTAGTAGCGCCGAAGCGGTCCGCTCGATCACGGCGGCCGCGAACTCACAAGATTCGCTCCTCGGAAAGTACCCCAACGATTTCCGACTAATGGAGTTGGGTTCTTTCGACGAAAAGACTGGTACCATGGAGGTGCATAATGGACCAGTATTTGTCGTCCGCGTTGGAGATCTTGTTCAAAGCAGTGATCAAGCTCCTAAGTTTATTCGGTCTCTGAATTCACAAACCGACCTCGAAGAGGTCATTGCACAAGGAAACGCATGATGAGAGCAGGACGTGGTCATCTTGGAATGAGTGCTTCGAACCATAGCTTTGCGCAGGTACCACAAGCGCAGATCCCACGGTCGAAGTTCAATCGTACCCATCAACTGAAGACCACGTTCGATGCGGGTTACCTTGTGCCAGTATTCGTCGATGAGGCGTTGCCGGGCGACACGTTTAGTGTGCGAATGACGAACATGATTCGTCTGGCAACACCCATCGCGCCTTTGATGGACCAGATTTTTCTCGACGTTCATTTTTTTGCGGTCCCAATTCGTCTGATCTGGGAGAATTGGGAGCGCTTTAACGGTGCTCAGACTGATCCACTGGATACTACTGATTACCTTACGCCTATTATGACTAGCCCCGGCGGTGGATACGGCGAGCAAACCTTGCATGATTATCTTGGTTTGCCGACGAAAGTGGCCGGGATTAACCATGTCTCCCTTTGGCATCGTGCGTACAATTTGATTTGGAATGAATGGTATCGCGATCAGAACCTGCAGAATTCGGTGGTCGTGGATCGCGATGACGGTCCAGATACCCCGGGTGATTATGTTCTCCTTAAGAGGGGGAAACGGCACGATTACTTTACGTCGTCGCTTCCGTGGCCCCAAAAAGGTCCCTCGGTACTCTTGCCTCTAGGTGCTACTGCGCCCATTGCAACGGATGTTGCGCTGGCGTCTACGGAACCGACGGTGTTTGCTACAGTCGACGACGATTTTCATCCGTTGGATTCGTCGTTCAGCAACCTGCGTGTTGCTGCCGGGACAGGTCCGGAAGCGAACCAGCTTTATGCAGACCTTACTAACGCGACTGCGGCAACTATCAACGAGCTTCGCCAAGCGTTCCAACTGCAGAAATTGTATGAACGGGACGCTCGCGGCGGAACTCGTTACATAGAGATTATTAAAAGCCATTTCGGCGTTACTTCCCCAGACGCTCGACTGCAGCGGCCGGAGTTCCTAGGCGGCGGTACACAGGACGTGAATATTACGCCAGTACCACAAACGTCTTCGAGTGATACAACGACGCCTCAGGGGAACTTGGCTGCAATTGGGACGTCGAGCGGCAAAGTAGGTTTTACTAAGTCTTTTACTGAGCATTGTGTTCTTCTCGGGTTGGCGTCGGCACGCGTGCCTATGACGTATCAACAAGGGTTGCCGCGCATGTTCAGCCGACGCACCCGGTTTGATTTTTATTGGCCTTCTCTTTCCCATATTGGCGAGCAGGCAGTGCTTAACAAGGAGATTTACGCGCAAGGAACCTCCGACGACGAGGATGTCTTTGGTTATCAGGAGCGGTACGCAGAATATCGGTATAAACCGAGTCAGATTACCGGGAGGTTCCGGAGCAACGCGACCCAGTCTTTGGATCTTTGGCATTTGGCTCAGGAGTTTTCGGCATTGCCAGAGTTGAACTCGGCGTTTATCGAAGAGAATCCGCCTATGGAACGAGTGTTGGCGGTGCCAGATGAGCCCGATTTTCTTTTCGACGCCTACGTCGAGATGGTGTGTGCTCGGCCAATGCCGGTCTACTCTGTTCCAGGTCTTATCGATCACTTCTAATGCCTTTCGGAATTCTTGGTGCAATTCTTCCAGCGATCGGGACGGGGCTTAGCAACATAGCAGGCCCCGCTTCGTCGATCGCATCGACTGCTATCAATGCAAACAATCAGTCGGCTGCGAATGCGATGAATATGCAGATCGCCAAGGATCAAATGGCGTTCCAAGAGCGCATGAGCAACAGCGCCTATCAGCGCAAAATGGAAGACCTGCGACAAGCAGGTCTGAATCCCATGCTTGCCATGGAAGGTGGGGCATCCACCCCGCCAGGAGCTGGCACAACAGTACAGCCTCAGAACATAGATCTTGAAAAGGCTGTGACCAGCGCAATGAACATGTCTCGTTTAAAAAAGGATCTATCCATGGCTGATAAGACCATGGAGCTACAGACCGAGACTCAGAAGAAAACCAAAGCGGAGACGGCTAAAACGGAAGTCGAGAAAGGTGTCGCGATTCAACAGGGCAAAAATTTGAGGTGGCAAGAAGAAGTGAATAAGGCGAATGCCACGTCTGCCCATGCTGAAGCGCAGGCGCGCAAAAAGCGCGCTGAGATTGATTCGTCTCTCGCGGAGTACGATGCGATCGCTAATCGTGTTGGTCAGGCCGTAGGCGTTGGTGCCGACGCTGTCGGAGCAGCTACAGGCGTCGGGAAATTGGGTAATGTCTTAAAGGATTTGATGAAGAACAAAGGTCAACGGACGCGTGAGGTTAATAACTCCTCGGCGTATGAGATGAACCGACAAGGTGTTAGAGCTCGAATGGAAGAGGCGCGGGAAAAGACGCGCCGTATGTTGGAAGACGCGAAAAGAGGGAAATGATGATCAGAAGCCGATTTGGTGAGCGTGTGTCCGTTACTTTGGAGACAGGTGCAGGTCTTACGCAACAGAGTATGAAGGACGAGTGTGATATTAATCGATTAATGGAGCGGTACCGCAAAACGGGTCAGCTTCCAGATCTTGTCCGCAAAAATCCCCAGTACGGCGACTTCAGCGCCGTGCCCGATTTCCTCGAAGCGCAGAATGTCATTATTCGCGCACAAGAACAGTTCGACGCACTGCCAGCAAAGGTCCGCGAACGGTTTGGAAATGATCCAGCGAAAATGCTCGCATTTGTCGCGGACCCCAAGAACGGAGACGAGCTCGTTAAGCTTGGTCTCGCAGAAAAACGCAAAGCTCCTGCGTCAGCGGATGCTAAGCCGGCTGAGCCGGCTGCGTCCGCTGAGCCCGCGGCAGGCGGGGGCCCCAAGTCGTAAGACTTGGGGGTGGGCCGTATGTCTCTTGATAAATACAGGCCCACTGACAGGTATCCGGCCAGGACGGTCGGATACCTGTCTAGAAGAGCCTATGCCCCCAGCAAAGTGTGCAGAAGCTTGGCAAGGAATTCGTTCGGTTTCCCGTTTCGTTTCGTCCAGATCATCCGTCGTCGAAAAACCATCCGGATGAGCTCCTTTTGTTGGGCATCGGTCAATTCGATTATGATTTTGCTGTCCATGTTGGTTCCTTCCTTTGCGGTGGTGCGGAATAGCGCCCCCTCACAAA